CGTACTGTTTCTTCATAGATTTCATAATTTTTTTACCTTTTTTGTTTAACGGCATTAATTATCCTCCGTAACTATCGCTGCCTGTTGTACTCCGGTCTTTGCAAGGCTAACTCCAGCTCTTAATTTAGCTAAATCTTCGTTTTGCTCCATTTTTTCCTCTGCAATGTCTCCTTGTTGCATCAATCTTGCCCTTGCAAGCTCGATTTGTGCCTCGTCATTGTCTTTTTTACGTTCATTTTCCATCGCACGTAGGTCAACCTCTCTTGATTTTAATTTTAAAAGCGGATCAGAGTCGAATTGTGAAGTAATTTGTTTCTCTTCCTTCATATATTCTTCTGTCATCTCCGCAATCAACACAGCTTTTCGTGATTCTATCTCGTTTGTCTGTGCTTGTAGCTGTTGTTGAACCTGTGGATTCATCGCTGCCTGCTGTTGCAACAACATCATTTGTTGCATCTGCTCTCTAAACTCTAATTGTACCTGTTCTTGTGCCATCAAACTAATATGCTCTAGGATATTTTTCTGTATCGCTGCCATAACTGCAGGATTATTTCTAACAATATTAGTTGACATAAAATTTAAGTGAGCTGTGATGTGTGCTCTGTGATCTTGACCAGGAAAAGCCTGGAAAGGTTTGCCAGCTAAGGCATTTATGTGTTCCATGCTTGGGTCCATCGGCGCTGTGGGTGCTGGCACTGGTAAGACAGCATCAACATTTTTTACACCTATAGCTTCATACATATTTCGATATATCTGATACATGTTATGTAGACCAGGGTTTGATGTTGCTATTTGTAATTGTGTTTGTGCAAGTGTAATTCTTTGAGACATTGAAAATATATTTGGATCTGCAACAGGCACAACGTCTATTCTATCATCGAAGTCTGCTTGTTTTACATTTCTTGCACCACCAACAACATCATAAGGGTATTCTGGTGGTAGATATTGTGACACTACTTTTGCAAGTAATTTAAATTCATCCTTCATGGCTGCATAACATCTTTTGTGTATTGCACTCATAACTCTTGAACCACGCTCTAGTAATGCAATTGTTGTTCCAACAGCTGCTGCCTGATTTGCATCTCCAACTTGCATATCAGCAATCGCTGCAAATCTTTGACCTGCTTGTACAACTATACCTAATAAATTTAATAATGTTTGAGATGGTTCTTTGTAAGGTAAAGGGAAGAATGCATCTCTTAGCGATCCACCTGGTGCGTCGACATCCTTAAACTCACCAGGTTGTATTGGAGCCGCTTCGTCTCTAACTCTCACTCCTCTTTGTTTAAATCCTGCAGGTAAATTTGATAATGTTCCTGCGTCTAATAATTGACGGAGAGCCGCCGTTGCCGTACGACTCAATCCGCCAATCATGTGAATGAGTCCAAAGCCATAAAATCCTAGTCCTGGCAGAAATTTAAAATGGACAAAGTATTGGATCTTATTTTTCTTTAGATCATTGGGCGCATAGTTTCTCCGTATAGAGAGAACTAATCGGCTACCTTCTTCTACAGTTACTATGTAGGGTAATTTTATTCCCGTTGGTCCATCGGACCCTTGATCCTCAAAACCTTCTAAATCTAGATTTACATGACACTCAAGAAGTGTGTACATTGTTTCTTGTTTACCAACTTTTTTAGTGCCATCTAATTCTCTTTCTTTTTTCTCCACCTCGTTCTGTTCTATTGTTGATGGTGGTGATAATTCTATGTCTCTGTAAAAACCATTGACCTGTTGTTTTCTTAATTCATTTTCTGAAATCTTTACAACGTGTATAACTGATTCTGCATCATCAATATTTGTTGCAGTGTATGGTACAACTAATTCGTCTGCAGGCACAAATTTTGATACGGCTCTACCTAGTGGTACATCATAATAAACTTTTTTAAATGTTGAACCTGCAAGTGGTAGATGAAATAACATTGAGTCAAACTCCTCCTCATACTCTTTCATCTGATCCATTATCAGATAGTTCATAAAATCTTTTACACGAGTTGCTTGTTGCTCTGTTGCAGAATTTTGCACGCCTATAACCTGTGTTCTAACAGGTCCATCTGCTGGTAATAATTCTTTATACGCTTGTGCTTGAAATTGTGTTACTGCTTCTGCAAGAACAGGGTGTGTTGCACCTGAAGCCCCTTGAAATGGTTCTGTTCTGTTTTCATATTTAAATCCTAAAAGATCAAGACCTTGCTTATAAGATTGTTCCCAATCTTTTCTTGATGATTTATAGTCCATGTAGTTTTGAACCATATCATTTCCAATTGGTTCTAAAATATCATCTGGTAAAATATCTGCTAAGTTATCAAAGTGTGCTTCTGTTCCAGGAACGTTAATCGACCCTGGTTCAAAGTCTATCGTTGCGCCGCCATCCTCTTCTGGTATGACTTCTATTGGTCCCTTTTCGGGTTCTGATTCCTGAACGGAAACTTCTTCTGCTATCTCTTCTTCTGAAGGGATATCAATTTTAGTTCTAGTGTTCGGGAGTCCTT